TAGAAGCTATGATAATAACAACAATCAAAAAGTGTATGTTACCGAAGTAGTAGCGCGTAGTGTACAGTTTTTAGAAACTAAAAATAATAGTAGACCTGATACAGTATATCCACTAATGGGAACTATTAACAAAGAAACTTTATCACCGATATATATTAGCGACGAAGAATTACCGATTTAAGAGAAGTATAACAAATGATAAAGATATTAAATAAAGATTTTAGAGAATTAGGAAAAATCGAAGACGGTATTATTATAAGTGACCCACCGTATAATATAGATTTTAAATATAATACATACGTCGATAAACAAGAAGAAAACGAATATATAGAAATGATAGCGGACTTAAAAAAGATAACCGATAAAATAGTTTTAATAGGTTATCCGTTGCAGACTATGAAATATTACGTACAAGCCTTAGGTTACCCCGATACAGTATTAGCGTGGTGTTATAATTCTAACTTACCTTCTAAACATTATCGTTTAATAAGTTTTTGGAATGTAGAACCTAATTTAAAAAACGACTATCAACCTTACAAAAACCCAAACGATAAAAGGGTTAAAGCATTAATAGCTAAAGGTTCTAAAGGTGCTAGACTTTATGATTGGTTTAGCGATATACAATTAGAAAAGAATGTATCTAAAAATAAAAACGGTAATATACACCCTTGCCCAGTACCTATTAAGTTAATGGAACGTATTATAAAAGTAACGCAAAAATGTTCGGGTGGGAGGCAAATCTATATAGATCCGTTTTGTGGAAGTGGTACAAGTGCTATAGCTTCGTATTTACAAAATGTTAGTTTTGTAGGTACAGAAATAGACGAGAATTATTATAATAATTCTTTAGAGTTATTAGAGAATATAAAAAAGGGGGAATAATTTTGAGTTCATTATCAAAGAAAATACAAGCAAAACGAGATAAACAATTACTAAAAGACGCGCACAACAAGACACCTAAAACACGTTGTAAGTATTGTAAACGATTTACATTATTCTACATTGAAAACAATGTTATAAAATGCTTGTGGTGCAAAAAAGGTAATCGTGATTAGTTGTAAGTATAGTAGATATGGTATGCTGAATAAAGTAGTTTTTTCTTTAATAGATACTTTAAATAATAATGAAGTTGTTTATTTAGGGTTTATAGATGATATAGCACAATATTTATTTATATCTAGGAGAACCGCTATACAATATCTTTATAAAAATGTTTTAATAAGAAAACAATATAGAATTAAAAAATATTAAGGTGGTGATTTTATGCAATCTATTAGAATACATAGTAATCTAAAAAAAGAATTACAAATAGTTCAAATTAAATTAGATATGTTATTAAATAAAAAAATTGAACTACATACAAAATATGTCGGTGTTAAAAGTGCGCCACTAGGCGAAAAGGTACAATGTAGTAATGATGTTGATAAGTTCGCGTTATATATGCACGAACTAACTAAAATTAATGAGATAACTGGTTTAAGTTTAGATAAAGAAATAGAAATAACAACTAATGAAGTTAATAATTTAAGATACTATATTAATCTTATTGAATACCAGTTAAAAGAATTAAAGGGCTATGAATATGACTTGTATTATAAAATAGCGGTACTAGGTTTAAGCATTACTAAAGCGGTTGAAAATGTCGCAGAAAAAAACAACGTTAGTGATATGACTATATGGACGTATTACAACAGAATTAAAAAAGAAGTAAAAAAACTAAAGATAAGGAATAATTAAAATGAAAACTAAAGATGAATTAAAACATTATTTAGATGACTTAATGGAAATACTAGATAATTTAAAAACAATAATTGAACAAAGCAGAAAAAATGAAGATTATGATGATTTATTTTACGATGATGAAATTTATGTAGGCAGTTCAAGCACTATATTAAAAGCAATCACTAACGAAATTAAAAGAGTTAAAAGTGAAATTGATAATTGGGATACAGTCAATGTGTTTGATAAGTCTAAAAGTTATTTTACTGAAATTAACTACGAACTTTTAAAAAACTTAGAGCATGAAACAAGTGTATTATGGCGTGACGGAGATAAACCAAGTAAAAATTCATTTTTTCCTACTAATTACATTCTATTTAGGGAAAAAAAACTAAGTTTAACATATCAAAATATTGAGTCTAAAAGATCCATTCACCTAACAAACGAACAATTTATTAATATTATTAAACAAGCTTGTCCAAAAGAAGAAGAATATTATGTTAGGGATAATACAGTTAAATCTTTAACTGCTTTTATAACTATCTACGAAGGAACAAATGTCATTTATTATCAACAAATTGGAGATACGGCTGACCATATAAAGAACAAGTTCACTTTAAAAGAACTTAAAAAATTAAAAGGTGGAATATTCTTGAATGATGAAGTGTTTGAATTGGAAAAGGTGGAATAATTTATTAATCTTTAGTGAAACTTTAGTAAATACCATGTTAATATGTAAGTGTCAAAATATGAACTAAAACAAAAGTGTCTAAGATTTTAAGGGCGGACGGTCGGATAAAATCACATAGGCACTTTTAAATTATGGGGGTAAAAAACAATGGATAAATTAAAAGTATTAAAAGAAAATGGTAAAAGCATTATTGAATTACACGGGAAAAAGTACGAACTAGTAGAAGAAGTTAAAGAAGTAACTAAACAAGTTAATGAAGATCTAAAACAAGAAGGCAAAAAAGAAGCTAAAAAAAGTAGCGCGGAAATTAGCGACTAAAGATTAAAACGTAATTATGTTTGTGCAGAGATATATATAAAACAAATTTTTAGGAATAACACAGATGAAAGCGACGTACAAGAAATGTTTATAGTATATCTAACTAATAAAGACCCTATTATACAAGAAGCTAGTAGAATACGATTTTTATAACTTAGTTAAAGGTGGTGTAAGTTGTGAATAAACTAACAGAGAAACAAAAACGTTTTATAGATTATTATATAGAATATAGCAACGCCACTGAAGCGTGCAGAAAAGCGGGTTATAAAGGTAAGAACTTAGACGTTATAGGGTCGCAAAACTTAGTAAAGCTTAGGTCTTTCATAGATATAAGGTTACAAGAACTTAAAAACGACCGTACAGCGTCAATAGAAGATATACAAGCGTACTGGACTGAAACAATGTACAATACTGAAGAAACTACAAACAATCGCTTAAAAGCTAGTGAAATGCTTTATAGGGGCAAAGGTGGTTTTATCGAGAAATTAGAAGTTAAAGAAATATCTACAGAATGGACTATAAAAAAATGATAGAACTAAGGGAAGATATATTCAACGACTGGATAATAAAAGATATTAACAACTACTCTACTAGGTTTGAAGTATATTATGGCGGTGCGTCGAGTTCTAAGAGTTATGAAGTAACACGCAAGATGATTTTAAAAGCTATGAAATACCCTAAAAGAAAAGTATTAATAGTTCGTAAGGTTCAAAGCACTTTAAAAGATAGTTGCTTCGCGCTGGTTAAACACCAATTAGAAAAACTAGGCTTATTAAGTTATTGTAGAGTTAATAAAAGCGATTATGAAATAGAATTACCTAACGGTAGTATTTTTTTATTTAAAGGTATGGACGATCAAGAAAAAATAAAATCTATTGTAGGTATTAATGATATTCTAATCGAAGAAGCTACAGAATTAACATTAATTGATTTTAAACAATTAAACTTGAGGCTAAGAGATAAAGCCGAAAATAAACAAATGTATTTAATATTCAATCCTATTAGTAAAGCTAATTGGGTATATCAACGTTGGTTTTTAAATGGTACACCTAAAAATACAAAGATAATTCACACTACTTATTTAGATAATAAGTTTTTAGATCAAGACACTATAGAAGAACTAGAAGAATTAAAAAACGGTGATTATGCTTTTTATAAAGTATATGCACTAGGTGAGTTTGCGACACTAGATAAATTAGTGTTTCCAATATTTGAACAAAGATTAATCGGAATTGAAGAAGTAGCAGAATTACCACGTTTTCAAGGTTTAGATTTTGGATATACAAACGATCCTTCGGCTTTTGTTGGTGGGCGTATTGATATAGATAACAAAATAATCTATATTACAGACGAATATGTTAAAAAAGGTATGCTAAACGACGAAATAGCGCAAGTGATAATCAATCTAGGTTATCAAAAAAATAAAACTTATGCGGATAGTGCCGAACCAAAAAGTATTGAAGAAATAAAGCGTAAAGATGTTAACATTGAAGAAACTATTAAAGGTCAAGATAGCGTAATACACGGTATTCAATATATACAACAATTTAAGCTAGTAGTTGACGAAAGGTGCTTTAAAACTATTGAAGAATTACAAAATTACACGTGGAAAAAAGACAAAAGCACACAAGAATATATTAACAAGCCTAATGATAGTTACAATCATTGTATTGACGCTATAAGATACGGTCTTAACAAATATATCAAAGGTGCTAGAGATGTAAAAATAACAAGTAAAGTAAGCATTGGCTTATATGCAGACAACAAGAAAAAATCATATTGGGGGTAAAGTATGGCAACAATAACACAAATAGAATATTTAAAAGGTCGAATAGAATATCATAACAGTTTTATTACACGTATAGAAAGATTAATTGATTGTGTAACAGTTAATGAAGAATACCATTACGCGAAAAAAGAAGCGTATCAAGAAATATTAGACTATTTAACAAAGGAAGTGAAAGTAAATGAGCCGACCAAAAGTGATTAGGACTATTAAGAGAAGAACGATAAAAGAAAAGTGTGGAGGTGGGGGAAATTCTCAAAATGACCAAACACATACAATTGCTGTTTGCAGTACTGGAACTAGCTTTACAACAACGACATTAGTTCATTATGTTTTTAAAACAAATAAAACTGGAAGTCTAAGGGAAGTAATGTCTGACTTAACACTTGAAACTATTAATACTACTATTCCCACGGGTAATATAATGTTTAAAGGTTTAGAAAAATCGAGTAATATAGGTGCGGCAGAATTTCCACCTACTCTAAGAGTGGGCATAAGTGGTAGGAGTGCAACGTTAGGAGAATTTTTCGAACAAAGTGCATTTAATAGATTAGTTGCCGAGGTTGATGTAAGAACAATTCACCTTATTCTTTTGCCTGCTACACTTAAAATTAAGGAGTGAAAACAATGAAAAAACAAAAACCTTATGGTGGTACAGTATCACGCGAGAAAGTAAGAAATAGGTATTATGGAAAAAATAATCAAGATGTTGAAATGGTTACTATTAAGTTTTTTAAATATGGAGATATCTCAATGGGGCTTGAACCATACCACACGCAACAAGTGGCTAAGGGTACGCTATGGCGTGATGTAAATTTTGAAGTAATGATAAAATGGAACTCAACACAGTCACAAAAAATGGGCTATAATGTTTTGAATTTAGGTGTTCCAACAATAATTATATTTAGTGCGACAAGTTTACAAATAGGGGGCACAATAAGTGAATTAAATAATTACGAAATATTTGATAGTTTAGATTATTTTTTCGTAATAAATGAAAACATTAATATTCAATTAACTCACATACCACTTGAGTTTGTAAAGAAGGAGGTTTAATTATGAAAACATTTATACAAACTATTATATTATTCGGTATGGCTTTTGTTGTTTATTATTTTGGTAAACTATTCAATGATACAGTAGCTACTACTTTATTAATTGTTTATATATGTTTTATATGTACGGCTTTATCACAAGCATTAATTAAAATTGAAGCATTAGAAAATAAAGCTAAAACTAATTGTTGGAATTGTGACAATGATTGATTTATTTACCAAGTTGCACAATTTAGAATGGAAAAGATTAGAAGGAAATAAAAATATTAGTAGTATTGGTATATAAATAAAAAGTATATAAAGGTTTTGAAGTGAA